CAGGTCTATGCCGAGCAGCTCCGCTCTCTCGGCGTTTATCAGCCGGCTTTTGAGCCGGAGATCAAAACCCTTGCGGAGCTGGAGCGCGACCTCCAGCGCGCGAAAAAGGCGTGGCGCGCGACCGCACCGGCGGGCGTGCCGCCGTCGCCGCTCGATCCGCACTACACCGTCATCGCCAACCTGCGCCGCGAAATTCTTGCGCACCGCGACGCGCTCGGCCTTACGCCGAAAGCGCTGCGCCGCCTCCGCGAGCGCGGAACCGGCGACACGCCGGACGAGCAAAGCGCGATCGTCGCCCGCCTGGACGCCATCGCCGAGCGCGTCAGCGGCTACGACGCCGCCGAAGCAAACACCGAATAAGCGCCAGAGCCTGAGAGCCCGAGCCTTTCACATGTCCACTGACAGGGCGAAGGCTCGGGCTCTTTTGCTTTTTCCGGAAAGGAGCTGAAAGCGTGTCCAATTTGGACACCGTATTTGACCGCCACCCCCGCGCGCCGCGCTCTCCGCACATGGCGGAGGTACTCGCCTACGCCGAGCAGACCGCCGCAGACGAGGGCATCTGCGATCTGACGCGGCTGACCTGCCGCCGCTTTCTCGACGATCTCGACAGCGGCCGCTGGATCTTCCGCGCGGCGCTGCCGGAGTTCTGCGTGGAAATCATGACCGGCCTTTTCGCGTTCTCCCAGGGCGAGCGGATGGACGGCACGCCCCTGCGCGGCTCGCCGCTCGAGCTCATGCCCTGGCAGCTGCTCTGCACGTTTGCCATTTGCGGCTTTTATCATCCGGAGACCGGCATCCGCCGGTTCACCGAGGCCGGCGTATTCGCCCCGCGAAAGACGGTCAAAACCACCTGGGCGGAAGCGCTGCAGTTCGCCCTTGCCCTCTGGCACCGGCGCAGCGGTGCGAAGTGCAAGACCGTCGCCGGCTCGCTGAAGCAGGGCATGGAGGGCTTTGATTGGCTCGTTTACAACCTCAAGAAGCTCGGCCTCGTGGCCGAGAATAACCCGCCGGACAAGCTGCGGCTGATCGACTCGTCGCTCGGCCACAGCGTGGAGGGCGAGATCTGGGGCGGACACATTGACCTTGAGACCCTCGCCTTTAAGCCTGAGCTCTTCGACTCGTTCAACGCGGCGTTCGTCCACCTCGACGAGCTGGAGCTCTACAAAGACCCACGCGCCTATACCCGCTTGCGCGACGCCTCCAAGGGTTACACCAACAAGCTCATTCTCACCACGTTCACCGCGGGCGACGACGGCGTCAGCTTTGCCGCCCAACACCGCGATTACATGGAGAAAATCCTTCGCGGCGTTATTACCGGCCCGGACGCCGACCGTATGTTTTGCTTCATGGCCGAGGCCCCGCGCTCGCCGGACGGCGAGGTGGACTTCACGTCCCCGGCCGTTCACCGCGCGGCAAACCCCTCTTACGGCGTGACCATCCGGCCGGACGACATGCTCGCCGCCGCCTTGCAGGCAGAGCACAATCCGACGCTGCGCAAAGAATTCCTCACGCGCTCGCTCAACGTGTTCGTGTCGAGCTTCAAGGCGTGGTTCGACGTCGAGGAGTTCCGACGGAGCGACCTCCGGTACGACCTTTCCCCCGCTGAGGCCGCGAAGCTCATCAAGGCCGCTTATGGCGGCGCGGATCTCTCCAAGCTCCACGACCTCACCGCCGCGGCGCTCGTCGGCGAGATCCCCGCAAAGCTCCTCGCCACGGAGGACTGGACGCCGCCGGAGGACGTGCTCTGCATCCTTCCGCACTGCTGGTTTCCCATTACCGCCGCGGCGGAAAAGGCCGACCAGGACAACATCCCCCTGTTCGGCTGGCAAAAGGACGGCTGGCTCGACATGCCGAACGAGCCCAGCATGGACCCGACCGAGCCGGTCAAGCAGTTCCTCGCCTGGAAGGCGGCGGGCTGGAAAATCCGCAAGATCGGGCACGACCGCAAGTTTGCCCGCGCCTACTACACCGCCATGAAAAAGGCGAGCTTCTCCGTAGTGGAGCAGCCGCAGCTCTATCTCCAGAAGAGCGAGGGCTTCCGCTATATCGAGCACAAGGCCAAGATCGGCTGCCTCTACTATTTCCACGCCGAGCCGTTTGAGTACTGCATCTCGAACGTCCGCGCGCAGGAGAAGGTGGACGACGCCGTGCAGTACGAAAAAATCTCCCCGACCAGCCGCATCGACGTGTTCGATGCCGCCGTGTTTGCCACCATCCGTATGCTGATCGACACGGACAAGAGCGCCGCCGCTGCGCGCTGGTTTGGGAGCTCGAAGAAAGGGGCTGATTAAATCGGGCATTTTTACCCGCCGCAATAAGGCGGCAACGCAGACGCGCAGCGCGGCCATCGGGCTGCTGCCCACATCGCCGGGCGTGATCTGCCCGGCCGGATACCACACGATGATCGACGCGCCGGAGGTAGCCGCGGCCATCTGGCGCATTGCCGACATGATCGGCAGCATGACGATCCATCTCATGCAGAACACCGACAAGGGCGACGTCCGCGTCCGCAACGCACTGGCGCGGAAGGTGGATATTGATCCCTTTTCGCTCACAACGCGGCAGACCTGGATCAACTGGATCGTGCAGCAGATGCTTCTTGAAGGCAACGCCTTTGTCCTGCCGACCACGTCCGGCGGGATCCTCACAGATCTCGTGCCCATGCCGAAGGCCGTTGCGCAGCTCCGGCCGGACGGCAATCCCTACGAGATCGTGCAGAACGACACGGCCTTCCGCCCGGACGAGGTGCTGCACTTCCGGCTGCGGCCGGATGTGCGAAAGCCGTGGCTCGGCTGCTCGCCGCGCGTGCAGCTCTCCGCCGTGGTGGACAGCATCATGGCCGCGCAGACGACCAAGACCGCCATGATGTCGAGCGAGTACAAACCACCGATCATCATTTCGGTCAACGCCGACACAAACCTCGCCGATGAGGAGCTTCGCACGGAATTTCTCGAAAAGTTCTGGAAGCGGACGAACTCTGGCGAACCGGTCGTTCTCCCGGCAGACGTGATGAGCGTGAACAGCGTCAAGCCTCTCTCGCTCTCCGACCTCGCCATCAAGGACGGCGTCGAGCTCGACCGCCGCAGCGTCGGCGCGATCTTCGGCGTGCCGGGCTTCCTGCTCGGCGTGGGCAGCTTCAACCGTGAGGAGTTCAACGTGTTCGTCTCGACCGTCCTCCGCCCGCTGGCGCAGGTGATCGAGCAGGAGCTCACGAAAAAGCTGCTCTACGCGAGCGACCTCTATTTTCGCTTCAACAGCCGCAGCCTCTACGCCTACGACCTCAAGGACCTCGCGGACATCGGCGATGCGCAGTACATCCGCGGCCTGATGACCGGCAACGAGGTGCGCGACTGGATCGGCCTCTCTCCGCGCGAGGGGCTCGACAAGCTCGTGATGCTGGAGAATTACATCCCCGCCGACCGGATCGGCGACCAAGCAAAACTGACAGGAGGCGATGACAATGCTGACGAAACCTGACCGGCAGGCGCGGCAGATCCGCAGCATTCCGGGCTCGTTCCAGACCCGGACACTCGAGAACGGCGAGCCGGTGATCGAAGGCTATTTCGCCGTGTTCAATTTGGACTACTTCCTCTGGCCCGGCGCGACGGAGCGCGTCGCCCCCGGCGCCTTCGCGGACGAGCTTCACGCCGATGTCCGCGCCCTGTGCGACCACGACACGCGCATCGTGCTCGGCCGCACGGCCGCCGGAACGCTCACGCTCACCGAAGATGAGCGCGGGCTCTACGGCGTAATCAAAATCAACACAGCGGACGGCGACGCGATGAACCTCTATGCGCGTGTGCAGCGCGGCGACGTCTCGCAGTGCTCGTTCGGGTTCGACATCCTGGACGAGGAGTACATCATCAACCCCGACGGCTCGGAGCTCTGGCTCATCCGCAAGGTGAAGCTCTACGAGGTCTCGGTCGTCACGTTCCCGGCCTATGAGGAGACGAGCGTCTCTGCCCGTAGCGCCGACACCCCCGCCCGGCGCGAGCGCCGTCTCGCCGCCTGGAAAAATAACATGAAGGAGAGACTTGAAAAATGCTCAAAGTAATCATGCTGCGCAAGAAACAGGACCAGCTCGAAAAGCGCGAGGCCGAGCTCCGCTCGAAGCTCGCCGGGTTCAAGCAGCGCGAGGACGAGCTCGCGCAGGCCATCGCCGACGCGACCGAGGAGGACACCTCCGACATCGAGGCGGCCGTTGCCGAGCTGGAGACCAACCAGGCCGACACCAAGGCCGAGCTCAAGAAGATCCGCGACGATCTCGACAAGGTCATCGGCGAGATCGAGGACGCCGAGAAGGCGCAGGAGGACGCTCTCGCCGGCGAGACCGGCACCGGTGACGCCGGCGAGGCGCGCTCCCGCCGCCGCAGCGCCCAGCGCATCGACACCCGCGCCGCCGCGGAGTTCCAGCGCACCGGCAAGCACACGTTCCAGGACGTCCGCCGCTTTCTCCGCGTCTCCGGCGGCAACGGCACCCCGGTCCTGACCTCCAGCACCGGCGTCATCGGCCCGACCGGCGTCGGCGGCATCAACGACCCTGTCGGCGGCCCCTCCGCCCTCATTGACCTGCTCAAGCCGACCGACTGCACCGGCATGGCGGCCTACACGGTCGCCGTCATGACCGGCGCCGCCGCCTCCGCCGCTCTGACCGAGGGCAGCGCTCCCACGGAGAGCGAGCCGACGTTCGATTCCGTGACGTTCACCCCGACGCAGTACGGCACGATTGCCTACGTCTCCAAAGAGATCCGCAAGCAGTCCCCGCTGAACTACGAAGGAAAGGTCACCGAGTCCGCCCGCCGCAGCCTGCGCAAGGTGCTCACCGGCGTCGCCGTCACCGCGATCACCGGCAGCACGCTGAACGACAAGTTCGCCCTCAGCGCTGCCGCCGCTGCCACGACCGGCTCCGTCCTGTTCGACCAGAACCTTCTTTCGAACATCATCCTCGCTTACGGCGGCGATGAGGGCGTGGACGGCGCCGCGGTCCTCTTCCTCAACAAGAAGGACCTCAAGGCGTTCGCTGCCGTCCGCGGCACGAATGAGTACCTCCCGGTTTACTCCATCGTTCCCGACGCTGCCACGCCCAGCACCGGCGTCATCAAGGACAACAACGGCCTCTCCTGCCGTTATTGCATCTGCTCCGATGTTCCGGCGCTCTCCGACCTTTCTCTCACCACGACCGCCAAGAACACCATGTTCTACGGAAACCCGCAGGCGGCGGAGCTGGCGATCTGGGGAGGGTACGACGTCGAAGTCAACGACGGCTACAAATTCGCCGAGGGTCTGCTGACCGTGCGCGGCGAGGTTTCCGCCGCCGTAGGCGTCACCGCGAAGGGCGGCTTTGTGATCGTCACCGCGAAGAAGGCCTCGGCCTGATCTCCCCCTGCTTCTCCCCTGTGTCCAAATTGGACACAGGGGAGACCCCGTTGAAAGGAGGGCTGCCCCGTGGCTGACACCACGACCGCCTACAGCCTGATGGTGGCCGATCTCGGCTACACCGGGACGGACATTCCCGCCGAGACCAAGACGCTCATGGAGGCGAAGCTCGCCGCCGCGCTCGTGCAGCTCGCGGCGAAGGGCATCACGCTCGATCTCGCCGCGCCGACGGACAACGAGCTGCTGAGCGCTTACGCCGCGTGGATGTATCGGCAGCGGGCGAGCGAATCGCCCATGCCGACGTATCTCCGCTACGCGCTCAACAACCGCATCGTGAGCGCGTCCACTGCAGCGCAGGAGGGCACCGCATGAACGTTTACGACAAGGAAGTTAAAATCTACAGCCTTGACGCCGGAACGCCGCTGCAGGCCCGGCTGCGCTTCGTCTCGCGCCATCTCGGGCGCGAGGAGAGCGTGTACGCCGCCCGCTTCTGGGACAGCGTGCAGGCCGGCACGCAGATCGATAAAATGGTCGTCGTGCCATTCGGCCGCATGATCGAGACCGGCATGTTCGCCGCCGTCTCCGGCGGCACGCCGCTGCGCATCGAGCAGGCCCAGTACGAGTACGACGCCGACGGCAACCCCGTCACGCGCCTCTCCCTGCGCCGCATGGACGACCGCTTCGAGATCGCCGCGCCGGAGGTGAAGCCATGACGCTCGAAAAGCTCATCGCCCTCCTTCAGACCGTCTGCCCGGAGACATACGAGCTGGCCGCGCCGCAGGGCGTGAAGCGCTGCATCGTGGCGCACACCTACACGAACGGCCGCAGCCTCTACGGCGACGATCAGAACCTTTTCGACATCGAGAAGGTGCAGCTCGACATTCTCACGCAGAAGAATTCCGACACGCTGCTGCTCGACGTGTGCGAGCTGCTGCGCAGCTGGTGCATCACCTACACGCTCGAGGCGATCCACGAATACGACGACGACTGGAACGCGCTGCGTTCTATCGTGCAGCTGGAACTGATCTGATGGCGAGCTTTAAATTCAACGGCATGGACGAGCTGACACTCTCGCTCTCGCAGCTCGCCCAGACGCCGGAGGAGGTGCAGTATTCCATGCTTGAGGCCGGCGCCGCCGTCCTCGTCGAGGCGTGGAAAAAGGCGCTCGAGCCGATAAAGCGTACCGGCCAGCTCATTGAGAGCATCAAGGCCAAGCGAAAGAAGGGCGACGCGCCGATCGTCGCCGTCACGCCGGACGGCACCCGCCGCAGCGAGTACCGCGGCATACGCAAAACCAAAGCCATGGGCGGCCGGAAAAAAACCAATGCTGAGGTCGCCTATGTTCTGGAGTACGGCACGCCGCGCATGGCGGCGCGTCACTGGATGGAAACGGCCAACGAGGAAGTGAGCGACGAGGTCGTCGCCGCCGAGGCCGCCGTCTGGGATGAATATCTCAAATCTTTGAATCTGTAAAGGATGTGAATCCATGGCAGTCAACACCAAAACCGTAAAGGTGCCGATCGGCATCCGCAAGGCGCTCTGGGCAAAGATCACCGCCGAGCCCGACGCCGCTCACCCGACCTACGACGCCACCATTCTCGATCTCGGCGCCGCCGTCAAGGGCACGCTCGCGATCACGACCGCGACGCTCTCCATCTACGGCGACGACACCGAGCAGCTGCGCGACGAGGCCTTTGTCTCCGCGCAGGTCGATGTGGAGACGACCTGCTCCGATCTCGAGCTGAACGCCTCCGTCTACGGTCACACCTATTCCACGACCGACGGGGAGGACAGCGGCAAGGACGACCACGCGCCCTACGGCGGGTACGGTTATCTCGAGCCCGTCCTTCTCAAGGACAAGTCCGTGGTGTTCCGCGCCACGTTCCTCCGCCGCGTCTGCGCGATCGCGTCCTCCGAAAAGTCGGACGCCGCGACCCGCGCCGACAGCATCACCGTGCAGAACAACGCAGTCTCCTTCGCCTGCTCTGCCGACGCCACCGGCTCCTGGCGGGCCCGCAAGGAGTTCACCGGCGACGGCGCGGAGGCCGCCGCGCTCGCGTGGATCAAAACGCAGTTCGCCCCGACCTGACGCACGGAGGCAGCCGTCGCGGCTGCCTCCGCTTTTCATTTTGACCGAAAGGAGCCGCTTATGCGCTCTGTGAAATATGAATTCCGCGGCGGCGAATACGTCCTCGCCGTCACCGCCGCCGCGCTCTTCTCGATCTATGACCAGTTCGGCACCGGCGACGTGTTTGAGACTACCAAGTGCATGGACCCCTCGCTCGACGGCTGGGAGAGCTGCTGCCATCTCGCGGCGCTGTTCTCTGAGCAGGGCGCAGCGCAGCGGGAATACCTTCACCGCCCGCCCGTGCCGACGATCGACGCGGAATACCTCATGCGCACCGCCTCGCCGACGGACGCCGTCAACCTCCGCCGCGCGATCCGCGAGGCGTTTCGTCTCGGCTTCGCGCGCGAGATCGCCGAGGACCGGGACGAGGAGGTCAACCTCGTGCTCCTTGAGCGGGAGCGGGAGGACGCCGAAAAAAAAGCGAATCCCCCGGCGCGATCCGGGCGCAGTGGCTGGCCGTGGCGGCGCGCTGCCTCCACTTGAGCGTGCGCGAGGCGCTGCTTCTCTCGCCGGGGGAGTTTTCCGACATGCTCGCCGCCGTCTCGCCGCCGAAGCGGGACGGGTCCCCCGTCTGGGCGGAAGGAGATGATTGATCGTGGCAACCAGAAAAATCGACACCGAGCTCTCGCTGACCGGCGAAAAGGAATTCAACGACCAGATGAAGGCCGTGAACAATTCGCTCAAGACCACACGGTCGGAAATGGCCGTCGTCACGGCGGAGTTCGGCAAAAATAGCACAAAGATCAAGGCGCTCACCGCCGAGCACAAGATCCTCAAGCAGACGCTTGAAGACCAGAAGGCAAAAGAGAAGGCTCTTTCCGACCAGCTCAAGGCCGCCGAGCAGGCCTACGGCAAAAACAGCGCCCAGGCGCAGAAATACCGGCAGGAGCTCAACCAGGCGCGCGCCGCGGTCATCAACACCGAGAACGCGCTGCAGGCCAACACCAAGGCGATGCTCACGCAGAACGCCGCGGCCAAGGCTCTCGGCAAAACGTTCTCCGCCGTCGCCAAGGGCGCGCTGGCCGTCACAAAGGCCACCGGCAAACTGATCGTCGGCGGCACGGTTGGCGCTCTGGTGGCAGCCGGCGGCGCGGCCGTCGTTGCCGCCAAGGGCTTCCAGCAGCTCGGCAAATTTGCCATCGAGGCGGCACAGGCCAAGGGCGACGACGGAAAGCCGCTCTACGCTCAGTACGCACAACTCGGCGAAAATCTCGAGGGGCTGACGACCGCCTCCGGCGCTGCCAAGGCCGCGCTTGGCTCGCTGCTGCTTCCGGCACTTGAATCGCTCTCCACCGAGGGCACGCAGTTTCTCAACGACTTCTCCGCCGCCATGGCCGAGACCGGCGGCGATACCGAGAAGATGGGCGCCGTCGTCGGCGATTTTCTCGCCAAGGGCGTGCAGCAGATCTCCGAAAAGCTGCCGCAGTATCTAAAAATGGGCGGCGACATTATCACCGCGCTCGGCGGCGGCATCGCCGCGAATCTCGACACGATCCTCGCCAGCGCCGGAGAGATCCTCCAGACGCTCACGGACGGCCTCATTTCCGCCGCGCCAGACATCGGTGCCGCTGCCGTGGACGTTGTGATGTTTCTCGGCTCATTCCTCATCGAGAACGCGCCGGAGCTTCTCTCCGCCGGGCTTGACCTTCTCAACAACGTCATCACCGGCATCACGAACGCGCTGCCGGAGCTCATCCCCGCCGCCGTGCAGATGATCTCGCAGCTGCTCATGGCGCTTGTGCAGAACGCCCCGCAGCTCGTCGCCTCCGGCCTTGAGCTGATCCTCGCACTGGTGCAGGGCCTCATCGAGGCGCTGCCGGAGCTCATCATTGCCGCCGGAGAGGCCGTCAAGGCACTCGTGCAGGGCTTCGAGGAAAAGGCGGACGACATCGTGAACATCGGCAAGAACGCTGTGGAAAAGATCAAGGAAGGCATCGCGCACGCCTGGGAATCGCTGAAGGCGTGGTTCAAAGGCATCTGGGACAGCCTATTCGGCGGCCTCAGCGTGGACGTCGGTGTCAGTGGAACGCCCACGGGAGGCAGCGGAGGCGGCGGAAAGACAGCCGCGCCGCTGCGCTCCGGTCTGTGGCGCGTCCCCTATGACGGATTTCCCGCCGTGCTGCACGCAAACGAGGCCGTTCTCACTTCTTCTCAGGCCGACAAGTGGCGCACCTCCCGCGGCAGCGGCGGCGGAGGCGGCGTCGTCGTCAACGTGTACGCACAAACGCTCTCCGAGGACGAGGTGGACTACCTCATTTCCCGCGTCAACCGCGAGTTTGGGGAGGCGATCTGATGCGGAAATTCTATTTTCTCAACAGCTCCGGCGAACGCTGGCCGCTGCAGGGCGAGAAGGGCGTCTATCTGACCGACCCGACCGGCCTCGGCGTCACGCTCGCGCAGACCTACGCCGACCTGCAGAACGGCTTTTTCGTCGGCGTCAGCTCGGCGAACGAGCCGCAGAGCGCCCCGCACGCGACGCTGCTCTTCGTCCGCCCGGCTTACGCGGCCTACCGCCAGCTCATCAACTGGCTCGCCGCCGCGGGCGACCTTGAGCTCGTCTACTGCCCCTACGGCACGGAGGAATTCCACCGCCGCGTGGACGTGCAGGCGATCAGCAAGGGTGAGCTGGACGAGCACGCCTTTCTCGCGTGCGAGCTCTCCCTGCTCGCGCGCTCGCCGTGGTTCAAGGCCGCGGCCACGCGGCTCGATCTCGCCTCACAGAGCGCGGACGAGTCCTTGCGCTACGACATCGTCTACACCGAGGAGCTCATCTACGGCGAGGACGCCACGGCCTCGCTCTCTGGCACGCTGCACCCGGACGGGCACGTCCCCGCGGCGATCTCCGTCACGTTCTACGGCGGCGCGGCCTCGCCGGTCATCTCCCTCACCGGGCAGCTCACCGGCAAGCTCTACGGCGCCTGCCGCATTTCCGACACCATCGCCTCCGGTGAGACGCTGCTCTTCTCCACGGACTATCTGGACAGTTACGTCCGGAAGCTCTCCGCGTCGGGCGCGGCGACGGACCTGCTCTCCAAGATCGATCTCGACGGCGAGCCGTTCTTCCGCCTTCCGCTGACCGAGCCCTGCACGCTCACCATCGCGGCGCAGGCGGCGATCTCCGGTGCGGCGGACGTGGAAGTGTTCTACTACTACAGGAGCGTGTAGCAATGCTTTTCATTAAACGATTCTCCGACTTTGAGACCGTGGCGGCGCTCACGCCGCTCTCCAGCTCGCTGTGCATCGACTCCGCCGAGCAGGAGGGCAGCACCGTCACCGTCGTCGGAAACAGCGTGCAGCGCTCGCTGGCGGGCTCGTGGGCGGTCATCAACGGCAGGATCTACACGATTACCACCGTGACGCCGCAGGACGGCCGCACGCTGCTCGCTCTCGCCGCGCCCGGCGAGGCCTTTTCCCGTCTGCTGCCTTACACCGCACCCGCGAGCGGCAGCGGCGGCGCGTTCGCCGCCGCGGAGCTGACAGCGAACTACATCAACCAGCCGGACAAGCAGTACGCCGTGCCTTATATGAATGTGTCCAATTTGGACACATCCGCATTCCTACCGCCGGAGACGGACGGCAACGGCCTTTACGCGATCTCGGACTATCTCCGGCTGCTGCGCCGCATGCGCGGCATCAAGCCGGTGTTCACGTTTGAGGAGGACACGCTCACCCTCACGCTCACGCCCGTATCCAAAACCGCGCAGGCCGTCCCGTTCAACGACGGCCACTCGCAGCTCGCCTCCGTGGCCTACTCCGACAGCGGCCTTGCCAAGATTACGACGCGCCACAGCGTCGCGCGCATCGAGAGCACGGACCCGGTGACCGGCAAGATCACCTATGTCAAGGACGACGAAGGAAAAATCGTTTATGATATTGTAACCGCCGACTTCTATCTCACCGAGAGCGGCGCGGTCGTCACGTCGCCGCCGGCGCGGCGCGTATCCGGCGCTTGGCTCACGCTGCCGGTCTCGGCAAAGGACGACCCCGCCGCGAAGGCCGCCGAGCGCTTCGCCAAGGCCGCGAGCTCCCACAAGATCGAGTTTTGGTCCGACCGGGAGTTCGCCGTGTTCGACCCCTGCACCTTCGCCGTCTACGGCGAAATTCTCACGAGTTACATCTCGTACATCGGCACGCGCTCGACCGACGGACGCTTCTACTACCGCAGCGGCGAGCTGCTGCTCACCGCAACCGAAAAACTGAAAGGGATGATCAAATGAGCCTCACCGGCATTACTTTTGCCAACCAGAAGATCACGCCGTCTGACGACGGCCGCCTCTACGGCGCCATGCTCGCCGACGGCATCCTCACCGGCTGCGGCATCACCTTCGCCGCCGCCACGCTCTCCGTCGCCGCGGGCAGCCTCCTCATCGGCACGCGCGAGCTGCGCACCTCCGGTGAGACGCTCTCCGTCACGGGCGCGACCTCCGGCTACGCCCGCGTCATTATCGACATCGATCTCACGCGCGCCGCCACAAAGACGAGCTTCGAGCAGGCCCAGTTCCAGATCCAGTACGCCGCCTCGCTCGACGCTTTCGCCTCGCTCGAACAGCAGGACATCAACACCGCGGGCACGCACTACCAGGCCGTGTTCTGCGTCCTGTCGCTCGGCACGGCCGGCATCACCGGCGTCGTTTCCTCGCTCGCAAGCGCCCGCGTCGGCGTCGCCCAGCTGACGAACGAGGCGCGCTTCGGCACCGAGCTCGCCATCAGCACGCCCGGCTCAACGCCCGATCTCGCGTGGGGAAACGCGCTCGTCTGGGTGTGGGGAACGTCCATGACGATCAAGCTGACCGCGGAGGTCTCGGCGCTGCTGCCGCCGAACTGGCAGACGCGCCTTTTCGCGAACGACCCGTTCACCTTTGAGTGGGAGGGCATCGGCACGCCGGTCAACGTCGCCAAAGGGCAGACGGAGAGCGCGACCGGCTCCATCGCCGTCCCGGCAAAAAAATATATCGACCTCAAGAAAATCAGCGACAGCATCTGGATCTTCTCCGGCACTTACGCAAACCATATGCGCTATGACGGAACGACGGAGCCGTCCGCCGATCTCGGCGTGGACGGCGATGAATATCTCATGTATTCCTAAGAGGTGAGTGAAATGGCATGGAGCACAACGGCGCCGGAGCTCCCAAGCGGCAGTGCTTGGGAGCAGGAAAAGAGCGTTTATGGAAGATCGAACCATTGGAGCCTTTCCGGAAAGCTTTACATTGCCAGACTGAACGGCAGGCAGTTTGCCGTTAAAGCAGAGCTTACGAGCGGCAACGGCAGTTATGAAACTTATTACCCGCCGTCAAATTGGAAGCTCCGGTGCGACATTGGCGACGTTACCGGAACGGAGGACACGTCCTTCGAAGTCTCCAAGGGAACGACAACGTTCTATTTCGTCGGAGAAGCCGGAGAGGGCGTAAATATCACCGTCAAGGTCGGCGGTGTAAGCGCCGCGGTCGCCGTTCAAACAGCGACCTTTACCGCCCCCGCGCTGCTCGGCTTGACAGTTTTTTTGAAGGTCGGCGGCGTATGGAAGCCCGCGCAGGTCAAGGTCAAGGTCGGCGGCGTCTGGAGGGACGCCGTGGCAAAAATCAAGGTCGGAGGGACATGGAAATGACAGAAAAAGAATTGAGACAGAAGGTCGTCTCTACAGCCGAAGCCTGGCTGGGGACGCGCGAGTACAGCACCGAGCATCAGGAGATGCTGGACATCTACAACGCTCAGAGCCCGCTTCCCAGAGGCACGCGGATGCTCGCCTCTTGGCCGTGGTGCGCAGCGTTCGTGTCCACCGTATCCTTGCAGTGCGGGCTGCGCGACATCATGCCGACCGAGTGCGGATGCCCGGGCATGGTGCGGCTCTATCAGGAGATTGGCAGATGGACAGAAAACGACGCCTATATCCCGTCTCCGGGCGACGTGATTTTCTACGACTGGCAGGACACGGGATACGGCGACAATGTCGGACAGCCCGACCACGTCGGCATCGTGACTGCCTGTGACGGTCAGACGATGACCATCATTGAGGGCAACTGCGACAATGCCGTCAAGACGCGCGCGCTGGCCGTGAACGCCCGCTTCATCCGCGGTTATGGAGTTCCCGACTTTGCGAGCAAGGCGGACGGCGCAGATCCGCAGCCCGCGCCTGAACCGGCACCGGAACCGACACCCACGCCGACGCCGCAGCCGAAACCCGAGAAGCCCGCCGAGGAGACGACGGTTGACCCGTTCATCACGGCGAAGGCCCGCGAGGTCATCGCCGGGAAGTGGGGCAACGGGCAGGCACGCAAGGACGCGCTCGCCGCATGGTTTGTCAAAGCCGTGCAGGACGAGGTGAACAGAATTCTCGGAGGCTGACAATGGAGGAAGTGACCATGGACAACGCGGTCAAGCTCGCGGAAGTGGACCAGCGGGCGCGCAGCAACACCCGGCGCATTGAGAAGCTCGAGGAGGTGCAGGACGAGATCCGATCTCTCGCAACCTCCACGGCGGTCATGGCGCAGCGTCTCGGCGAGGTCGAGAGCCACGTCGATGAGATCAAGGCTTCCGTAAAGATTCTGGAGGCAAAGCCCGGCAAGCGCTGGGAATCGATCGTTGAAAAGCTGATCTGGCTGGTTGTCGGCGGCGTCATCGCCGCGGCGCTGGCTCAGGCAGGAATTATTTAAGGAGGAACAAAAAAATCGAGAACATCTTCGGACTGACTACCTGCGTGGCGATCGTCGTGATCGCCTACCTCGTCGGCATCGTCATCAAGAACACCGACGCGATCGACGATAAGTGGATCCCGGCGATCTGCGGCATCGTCGGCGCGCCTCTCGGCGTGCTGGCGCTGCATATCGTCCCGGACTTCCCTGCCACAGACTATCTGACGGCGGTCGCCGTCGGCATCGTGTCCGGCCTCGCCGCGACCGGTGTGAATCAGGTCTTCAAGCAGCTCCGCGACAACTGAAAACGATGTGTCCAATTTGGACACACCAAGCAAAAGAAACGCCGCGCAAGCCCGAAAAGAAGGACTTGCCCGGCGTTTTTTTATTTTTTCTGCAAATATTTTCTTGACAAATCACCAATTTGGTGGTAATATAATATACGTAAAGAGGAACTACAGAGGGGCAAAGCCCCGGAAAGGAACAAAAAATGAAATTTGAAATCATCGACAACCGCGAGCTCGACCTCACCGGCAAAGGTTACAAATGGGCGGACGATCCGACGCAGTTCGACCGCGAAGTTCTCGACGACATCCGCCGCACCCGTGGCGAGAATTACGCCGACAGCCTGAGCGACGATCTTTTCGACGGCTACTCCCCGATTTGCCGTGGTGACGACGGCGAGCTCTATTCCGTTCTTTTTGACTGGGGCAAGGACGCTCCGCGCCCGGTGTACTGGAACAAGGTGGAAGTCGCCAATGAATGAGATCAAGGCGCTGCGTGAGTCAACAGGGCTCACGCAGCGCGCCTTCGCCGAGCTGCTTGGGATACCGAAACGAAGCATCGAAAACTGGGAGAGCGGCGTTTCCAAGCCGCCGGAATACCTCGTCCGGCTCATCCGTTTTTACCTCGAGCACCGGAAGAATTGAAAGCGTTAAGGGTGTTTTGGGGGTGTCCGGCTCACATAACAACATCACCGAGAAAAGCAAAAAGCCTGAAATCATTGAGATTTCAGGCTTTTTTGGAGCTGTTACCCAGATTCGAACTGGGGACCTCATCCTTACCAATTTATAGAGCCATAGATAGAAAAAACGCCGGAAATGCTTGATTTTTCAATGCTTTCCGGCGTTTCTGCTTTGCTTTTCAAGCTCCGCAAATGGGAATATTATAGGGACAAACTCCGCCAAAAACCGCTGTTTTAAGGCGCTTCCGGGGGCGCTAAGGGTGTCTTTGGGGGTGTCTGTGCGGCCGCGAAAACAGCGTTGATATCGTCCGCAAGATCCTCCGGCGCGTGGCCCATGAGGTCGGTGTAGATCTTGATCGTGACCTTCGGATCGGCGTGGCCGGCGAGGTACTGCACGCGCTTGAGCGGCACTCCCCCGAGGATGAGGCGCGTGATGTAGGTGTGACGCAGGATGTGCGCCGTCACCTTCGTGCTGACCGTCACCCTAACCGTCGGGTGCTTCGGCGCGGCGCTGCCCAGCGGCCTGTCCGGAGCGGCGCAGCGCACCGCAACAGAGCGCAACAGGCTTTGCAGGCTGCTGTAGGT